ATGAGTTTAAGTAAGCAATTACAAGGGTATCGGCTGACGACGGCGGAAATTTTGTATCATATGCCGGATCATCCGGGCGTTTTGCAGAGTTTTGTCTGGCAGGAGTTGGACATTGCGCCGCGCTACCCGGTTCTGAACGGATTTCTGGCGTTTTGGGCGCGGCAGATCGAGGGGCGGTTGCACTCGGTACGCGTGGGTTCGGCGGCGTTGATTTCGCCGGGTGAGATGCGGCATGGAAGTTTGCTGACGTTGCAATAGTCCCGGGCGACTGCGGATGGCGTGAACGTCGCGGGCGTTAGCGTTGCGCGGCGGACACGGCGCGGGTTTTTGGATTGCCCAGCCGCGTTTGGTCAGTAAATTTTAACGATTTGGTGCGATAAGTGCTCGTCTTGCAAGGTCGGGCAATGAGTCGGTTGGCGTTCATCTTCAGGTTGGTGGGTGTGCTGTTTCTGCTGGCGGTGACAGGGGTGGTCGCGCGGGCGGATGGTGTGGCAGTGGCGCTCAATCCGGCGGTGATTGCGGCGGAAACCCGTGTGGCGCTTGGATTTGCGGTGCAGGGTACTCGGTATAGTGAGGGTTTCGCCGGCGCATCGGACCAGGAAAGCGGCGTGCTGCCGGGTTTTAGCGCGGAGGCATCGCGCTTGGGGTCGCTGTTGGGAATGCCAGGCATTTATTCCGGCGTGGTGTATGATTTTGCCGGCGGTCCGCTGGCCTATAATGGGTTTATCCAGGGTGGCGCGGCACCGGGATTGTCGCCGTATGACGCGACCGATCATGCGCGCTTCAATTCGATTGAAGTGCGATTGGGGAGGGCGTTGGCGCTTTCGACGGCGGTCGATGTGATTCCGTTTGTCACGGCCGGGTATCAGAACTGGTATCGCGATGTCGGAGGTGCCGGTGGGTACGGTGAGTTCTACCGGGCGGCGATCGCTGGTGTCGGCGCGCGGTTCGACGTTGCAGTGAGTGATCGGTTAGTGATTTCAGCGACGGCGGAGGGGCTTGCGGTGGTTGGCGGGCGTGCTTCGGCGCCCGCCTTGGGGTTTGCTGCGGGATTTGGGACCAGCGGTGAGGAGGCGGTTCATCTCGGTGCCGATTGGCGGTTGAGCAATGCCTTGCATCTGTTCGCCGGGCTTGGGGTTCGGCACTTCAATTATGCCGGATCGGCGTTGAACAATGGTTTTTACGAGCCGCCGAGTAGTACGCTGGTGGTGCGCAGTGAAGTTGGGGTGGCATTCGGCTTTCGGTGACGCCGACCGGGAAACACAAATGATTCCGAGGATTTTTCCGGGTCAGGAAAATAATTTCTAACACGACGTTATTTTAGCTTTCCCACCTGCCCCAGTTTGGGCTATCCATTCTTTCATGATGAGGTTTTATGTACGGACACGGCGTTGAAGTGTTCGGCAGGCGACGACGATCTGGGCCCAGCGGCCTCGTCGGGCGGGGTGACGGACTTCAAGGCCTTTGCCGAGACGCTGTGTGCGACATGGGGGCAAAAGCCGGCCCGGCATCATCTGGTATTGATCGATGCGCTACAGCGAGTGGCGGATGGGTCGACCGACCGGTTGATGGTGCAGATGCCGCCGGGTGCTGCCAAGTCGACCTACGCTTCGGTGCTGTTTCCGGCGTACTGGTTTGCCTCCAAACCGCAGAGTGAGGTGATCGCCGCTTGCCATACTGCTTCCCTCGCCGAACATTTCGGCCGGCGGTTGCGTGGTGTGATCGCCGAGCAAGGCGCACCGTTCGGTCTGGCGCTGGAGGCGAACAGCCGATCCGCTGGGCGCTTTTCGCTGACGGGTGGCGGGCAATATTTCGCCGCGGGTGTGCGCGGCCCGATTACCGGACGGCGGGCTGATCTGATCCTGATCGATGATCCAGTGAAATCCTGGGCGGAAGCTGACAGCAAGGTTGCGCGACGCTCGCTGTTCGACTGGTATCGGGCGGAGTTGCTGTCGCGGTTGAAGCCGGGCGGGCGGGTCGTGTTGATCATGACGCGCTGGCATGTGGATGATCTGGCGGGGCGGTTGATGAAGGAGGATCAGAACTGGTCCACACTGCGGTTTCCCGCCTTGGCCGAGGCTGATGATCCGCTGGGACGGGTGCTTGGCGAGGCGCTCTGGCCCGAGTGGCAGACTACAGCCGAAATCATCCGCCGGCGCGAAACGGTCGGCAAGCGGGTTTTTAGTGCGCTCTATCAACAAAGTCCGACAGTGGATCAATGTGAGGCGTTCGATGTGCCGCTGCTCGGCCGATTTACCGGCACGCCTGCGGTGGTGCGTACCGTTCGGGCTTGGGATCTGGCCGCGACGGTTGCGTCGCCGGGTCGTGATCCTGACTGGACCGTGGGCTTGAAATTGGGGGCGCTGGAGGACGGGCGGTTGGTGGTGCTCGACGTTATTCGGGTGCGCGTGGGCCCGGCAGAGGTCGAGCGGTTGTTGGTGCAGACGGCGCGGGGCGATGGCGTGGCGACCATAATTTCCCTGGCGCAGGACCCTGGGCAGGCCGGGGTTGCGCAGATGGCTTATTTGAAGCGTGCGCTTTCGGGTTTCAACGTGGTTTCGAGCCCTGAGACCGGTTCGAAACTGGTGCGGGCGTTGCAGTCTTCGGCGGTGATCGGCCGTGGCGGGATGCTGCTGGTCGATGCTCGATGGACAGCTGATTTTATTGAAGAACTGCAATTATTTCCGAACGGCGACAAGGATGACCAGGTCGATGCACTATCCCGGGCGGTTACGACAATCGGGGAGATACCGGCGGTCAGTCGGACGGCTTTGCATACTCTGATGGGGCGATAGAAGATGTTTGAAACGATCTGTCAGACGATTCCTGCCGATCCGCACATGGCGCCGCGGGCGCGGCGGATCGAACTCTATCGGCGGGTGTTGGAGGGGACGATCTACGATGCGCTGCCATATGCGTTCGGCGACGAGCGGAACGGCGCGGGAGAATATATTCCGCTGCGGGCACGCCGGCCATCGGTTCGGTATGGGTTGTGCCGCATCGTAGTGGAGGATTCGGTAGCGCTGCTGTTCAGTGCCGGGCATTTTCCGGCGGTCGTGTGCGAGGACCCGGCCATCGAGGCATTACTCGGCGATGTGATGCGCGAATGCCGCTTGAACGAGGTGATGATCGATGCGGCGCTGCGCGGATCGGTCGGGTCGGTCGCGATTCTGTTGCGGGTTCTGAAGGGGCGGTTGTTCTGCTCGGTGTTGGAGACGCAGCATCTGACGCCCGTGTGGCAGGAGGATGCGCCCGACACGCTGGCATCGGTGACTGAGCGCTACAAGGTTCGGGGTGCGGAGTTGCTGGTGCAGGGTTATCCGGACGTTGATCCTGGGCAGTTCTACTGGTTTCAGCGGGTCTGGGATGGCGGTGGTGAAACCTGGTTTCTGCCTCAGGCCGTGGCCGATGAGGCGCTGCCGCAGATCGACGAGGGGCGGAGTGTGCGGCATGGGCTGGGGTTCGTGCCGATCGTGTGGATCAAGAACTTGCCGGGTGGCGATGGGATCGACGGGGCCTGCACGTTCAGGGCGGCAATCGATACCGGCATCGAGATCGATTATCAGTTATCGCAGGCGGGCCGTGGCTTGAAATATGCGTCTGATCCGACGTTGCTGATCAAGGAACCCGCCACCACCGATCGCGAACTGGTCAAAGGCGCTGGTAATGCTCTGATCGTCTCCGAGAAGGGTGATGCCAAGCTGCTGGAGATTGGGGGCACAGCTTCGGCCGCGGTGATCGATTATGTGCGGACGCTGCGCGAGATGGCGTTGGAAAGCGTGCATGGTAACCGGGCCAATGCGGACCGGCTGAGTGCTGCGCAATCGGGTCGGGCGCTGGAGTTGATGAACCAGGGTCTGATCTGGCTCGCGGACAATTTGCGGATTTCGTATGGCGAGGGTGGGTTGCTCGCTTTGCTGCGCATGGTGCTGCGGGCACGGGCGCGATTTGCGATCCGGGTGATGGGGCAGGCGATGCCCGATGTGGATGCGGACGTGCGGCTGAGTTTGCGGTGGCCGCGGTGGTATCCGGCCTCGGCGGATGATCGGCTGAAGGAGGCGCAGGCGATTGCGACCTTGGTGAACGCTGGGCAGATGTCGCGCGAGACGGCTGTGAAATCGCTCGCGTCGAGCCATGCGGTGGTCGATGTGGCGGCGGAGCTTGACCGGATTGTTGCGGAACAAGATCAATCTCAACAGGATGTGGCATGAGTGAAGACAGAACGGATGATGGATCGCCGCCGGCTGATTGGCAGGCGCGGGCTGAGGCGGCCGAGCTGGCGCTGGGCGCGGTGCAGCGGGAAGCCGGTGAGCGGCTGAAGCGTGCGGAGCTCAAGGTTGAGGCGGTGCGCGCGGGGATGGTCGATCTCGATGGGCTGAAGCTGATCGATCTGGATGGTGTGGCGTTGGCGGAGGATGGGTCGGTTGCCGATCCGGCCGGTATCATGGTGGCGTTGAAGCGTGCGAAGCCATGGTTGTTCGGGGCCGGGTCGTCATCCTCGACGGCGGCGGTGCCGCGGGCCGAGCCGCCGCGGGCGCGGCATGCGCGGGAGTTGAGTGAAGAGGAGTGGCGGTCGGCGCGGGCTGCGTTGTTACGGCGGGCGGGGAGTCAGTGAGAAAGGAAGGCTTCTTTTTTGCAAAAAAGGAGCAAAAAACTTTTCTTCGTTGAGGTACGTGCCGGTCCAATTCTACAGACTAAAGTAATAGAAGTTTTTTGGTTCTTTTTTACAAAAAAGAACAGCTTTCTTATTTCGCCGCGCCTCCGCAGGAAGCGCGGTTTTTTTGCGTTCATCGCAAGGGGACAAACATGGGTATTTCCAATTTTCCGGCATCTTTGCAGCCGATCATTCAGCAGGGGTTTCTGGAGCGTGAGTTCGAGCAGGCGCTGCGGTCGCGGCTGGGCTACCGGATGGTGGCGGACCGCGAGAGTTTCGCCGTCGGGATCGGCGAGACGCTGACCAAGACGAGGGCAGGGCTGAAACCATCGGTTACGACCCCGTTGGCGGCCAGCACCAATACCAATCTGGACAATGGTTTGACGCCGCAGGGCTGGGGTGTCGAGCAATATACTGTGACGCTGAATTTCTATGCAGCGACGCAGGATTTGAATATGGTGACCAGCCGCGTGGGAATTGCGTCGCAGTTTTTGCAGAACGCTTCGACCAATGGCGAGCAGGCGGCACGCAGCCTTGATGAGCTGGCGCGGAATGCGTTGTTCGCGCCGTATTTCGGCGGCAATACCCGCGTGCTGACGACGCTGGGCACCACCGGTCCGACGATCGCGGTTGATGACGTGCGTGGATTCACCACGATTTATGTCAATGGCGTGCAGACGGCGGTTTCGGCTTCCTATCCGTTGGAGGTGACGGTGGGGAGCAGCGTGTATTCGCTGATTTCGGTGACGCCGGATTTGAACAGTACATCGTCGACACCGGGTGGTCTTTCGGGCCAACTGACGTTTGCCAGTGACGTTGTTGTCAGTGACGGCACGGCCGGCAATCCGGTGATTGCGGCAACGGCGAGCAAGATCATCCGCCCGTCCGGCCTGCTCACGACATCGGCCCTGCAGGCGGGCAATACGTTGACGATGTCGGTGCTGCTGGATGCCGTGGCCTCGTTGCGGCAGAATGCGGTGCCGGAAATCGATGGCGCGTATAATTGCTATCTCGATCCGGTCTCGGCGCGGCAGCTGTTTTCCGATCCTGATTTCCGGCAGTTGTTTCAGGGTGCGACTTCGAACAACCCGGTGTTTCGTCAGGGCATGGTCAATGATTTCCTGGGTCTGCGGTTTGTCACGACGACCGAGGCGATCGTGCAGCCGCTCACGAATTCGGGTGGCCTGGCCATACGGCGGCCGATTATCTGCGGCAAGGGCGCGCTGATCGAGGCGGATTTTGCCGGGATCGGGGCGGAGGATGTCGCGCCGAAGGATGCGCTCGTGAACATTATCGACAGTGTCGCGATGGTCACGCGTGAACCGATCGATCGGCTGCAGCAGATCATTGCCCAATCCTGGTACTGGATCGGCGGGTTCTGTGCGCCTTCCGACACGACGACGACCCCGATCGTGGTGCCGACCGCGACAAATGCGAATTTCAAGCGGGCGGTGATGATCGAGCATATCGGCTGAAGGAGATCGATCATGTCGTCAGGAGCTTCGTTACCGTTCCGGCCTGCCGGGACGGCTTCCGTGGCCGGCTCGACCAGTGCAGCGTCCGTCGCGCTGGTCGGCGGCGGATCGAGCGTGCTGGTGTACAATGCGGCGGGGTCGGTTGCGTTCGTGCGGTTTGGTATGACGGGGGTTACCGCAGGGGTGCGTGATACCCCTGTGCCGCCTGGCGCGCGCATGCTGGTGGACGCCGGGCAGCTGGTGACGACCGCCAGTGCGGTGCTGGGTTCGGGCACTGGGTCGGTGTTTTTCACGCGTGGTGACGGCTCGGTGTATTGAGATGTCGGGCAGCTATGACAGCGCGCCTGGGGTTTTGACCGAGGCGCAGAAGGTCGATGTACGGCGGTTCTGCGGCTATCCCGCCTATGGTGCCGGGGCGTCTGGATTTCAGTCCTGGCGGTTCTTCCAGGCTTATGGTTCGCTCGAGTACCGGATGAATAATTTTGCTCCGACCGAGGTTGTGGTTGTGGTGAATTATCTGGCGACCTTGAACGGGCTGGAGGCGGCGGTGCCGCTGGCGAGCGGTAATCTTGATACCGATGCTGCGGCGAGTTGGCAGCATAACCACCGCGAAGTGCGCGATCGCGATGCGCTGTTCGATGGCTGGCGGCGGCGGCTGTGCGGTTTCATCGGGGTGCCGCCGGGGCCTGCTTTGGAATCTGCCGGCATCACTTTGATTGTTTGAGGATTGCATGGACGGTGTCAGGCTGGCTGACCGCATCGCGTATGGCGGGGGTATGGCGGCGCGCAAGGCGGGCGTGATCTGTGATGCGTACCGACCGCGGGATGGTGCTTGCCCGATTGTGGCGGTGAACCGGACGGTGCGGCTCGCGGTGCTATCGGTGCCGGTTTCGGGTTCGGCGCGCGGGCCGGCGCCGTTCGGGGTGCCGTATCGTCAGCTTGTACTGGATCAGGCGTATGTTGCGCCGGGAGATTACATTGCCGGGCCGTTGGGGGTGTTGCTGGTGGCGACCAATGAGCCACCGGCGCCGGTGCTGGGCGTGCAGTGCAATGAGACGGTGACGCTGTGGCGGCCGGGTTCGCAGGTGTTGGCGGGGGTCAATCCGTATGGGGCGATCCTGTCGGGGACGGCGACCGCTGTTCTTGCGGGGTTTCCGGCGGCGCTGTTGCCGGGGGGCGTGAGTGATCGTGGGCGGGTCGGGCTGCCGGACGATACCAAGCTGCCGGGGTATGTGGGCGCGGTTGCGGCGGTTGCCGGGCTCACGCCGCAGGTGGCCGATATTGTGCGCGATGCGCGGGGGCGACAGTTCGTGGTGGATGCGGTGATCGCCTATGGCGGGATCTGGCGGCTTGCACTGACTGAAAGTGTGATGTGATGGCGGACCAGGCGGATGTTGAAAACGCGCTGGCTGCGCTGGTCGCGACTGCGGTGTATCCGAACGGAACGGGCGAGGTTTCAGCCGTGGTGGGGCCTCGTGGTGCGGTGACGTGCCGGGTGTATCGCGGCCTGCCGAACGCGCCGGCGCTGGAGGCTGATCTGGCGCAGGGGGTGATGCACGCCACCGTGTTCACGGCCGATCCTGTGGTGAAGAATACGACGCGGTTTCCACGGGTCTGGCAGGCTGTGGCGCCGGTGCCCGCTACACTTTCGGTGATGATTGGGAACCAAGCAGCGACTTTTTCGGGCGTGTGTGCGGCCGGGCAGTTGGCCGGGATTGCGGTGGATGGGGCGATTTTTCCCTATGCGGTGCAGGCGCGCGACACGCCGCCGACGGTTGCGAGCAATCTGGCGGCGCTGCTGCGGGCGGCGGGATGGTTGGTCGACTACGCCGGCACGACCGTGACGGTGCCGGCGGCGCGGCTGTTCACCGCGCGCGTGGTGGCGGGCGGCCTGGCGCTGCAGGAGATCAAGCGGCAGGTGCAGGCGTTTCGGATTTCGCTGTGGTGCCGTGACCCGCTGACGCGGGATGCGGCGGCGGCTAAGATCGATCCGGCATTGGCGGCACCGAACTTCATTCAGCTGGCGGATGGGTCGTGCGGCCATCTGGTTTTTGCGGGCGGGACGAGCACGGATGCGGGTGCGGATGCCGCGCTGTACCGGCGCGATCTGATTTATACTGTTGAATACCCGACAACGCTGGCCGCTATCACGCCTGCGATGCTGTTCGGGGTTGGCGGTATTGAGGCGAATGGCGCGTTTATTGCCGGTATATCCGGTTAAGGAGATTTCATGACAATCAAGATGGTAGTGGTGAAGCCGTTTGGCGGCTTCAAACGCGGTGACATGATTGCCGATCCGGCGGCGATGGCGAAGATCGTGGCCGATGGCCATGCGCAATCGGTCGTGCGCGTCATGGCGGAGGGCTGAGCAATGCCGATTTCACAGGCGGGTGCGCTGAACACGACCGCGTTGATCGTGCCGGATTTGTACGTGCAGATCGTGCCGCCGCAAAGCTTGCTGCTCAACGGTGTGCCGACCGACGTACTGGGTGTGGTGGGTAGTGCGAGTTGGGGGCCGGTGAACGAACCGATGATCGTGGGCTCGATGGGCGATTACGCGACCGCGTTCGGCCCAGTGGTGGCGCGCCAGTATGACATCGGGACGGTCGTGGCCATCGGTGTGCAGCAAGGGGCATCCAATTTCCGTTGCGTGCGGGTGACCGACGGGACCGATACGGCGGCGTCGGTTTCGATTCTGGGCGCGCTGACCTTGACCGCTTTGTATACCGGCAGCCTGGGTAATGCCCTGGTTGCGACTGTTTCGGCCGGATCGGCGGCGAATTCCTGGCGGGTGACGATTGCTTTGCCGGGGCAGACGCCGGAGGTGTTTGACAACATCATCGGCAGTGACGCGGCATTCTGGCAGGCAGTGGCGAGTGCGATCAACACGGGTACCGGCCCGATGCGCGGCGCATCGCGCCTGGTGGTGGCGAGTGCCGGTACGTCCTCTTTGGCACCATCGGTGGGGGCGTTTCCATTCCTGGCGGGTTCGCCGGGTACCGATGGGGCGACCGCAATGACCTCGGGCATGGTGATCGGTCAGGATGTGCTGCCCCGATCGGGAATGTATGCGCTGCGGGGCCAGGGTTGCAGCATCATTGTGCTGGCCGATCTTGATGATCCGACACAATGGAGCACTGAGGTTGCGTTCGGACTCGATGAGGGCTGCTATATGATCCTGGCGGGGCCGCCGGGCGATACGATCGCGAACGCGGTTCTGACGAAGCAGACGGCCGGCATCGATTCCTATGCAGCCAAGCTGATGTTCGGCGATTGGCTGTGGTGGTATGATCAGGCGAACGGCGTGACGCGTCTGGTTTCGCCGCAGGGGTTTGTGGCGGGGCGGCTCGCGAATTTGTCGCCGGAGCAGTCTTCGCTGAACAAGCCGTTGTATGGTGTGGTCGGGAGCCAGAAATCCGGTCAGGCGGTGGCGGGGACCAGCAATACGTATTCGACGGCTGACCTGGCGGCACTGCTCTCGGCGGGGATCGACGTCATCAGTAATCCGCAGCCGGGTGGTGCATTCTGGGGGGTGCGTGGGGGGCATAATTCATCGTCCGACAGTGCGACCAATGGCGATAACTACACTAGGATGACCAATTATATTGCTGATACGCTCTCAGCCGGGATGGGCGGGTATGTCGGACAATTGGTCAATACCACGCTGTTCCAGAATATCCGCTCGACGTTGCTGTCGTTTTTGAACGCAATGCTGGGCCAGAGGATGTTGGGTTCGACCAACGGCTCGCTGCCTTTTGCGGTGGTGTGCGACATCTCGAACAATCCGCCCTCGCGCACGGGCCTGGGGTACGTGCAGGCGGATGTGCAGGTGCAGTATCAGGCGATCAATGAAAAATTCATCGTCAATGTCGAAGGCGGGCAGACCGTGCAGGTCAGTCAGCAGACGTTGCCGCTGGGAACCGTGTGAGGACAATAGATCATGCCATATAACAGTTTTTCAGTCGGCAATGACTGCCAGATCGTGGTGATGGGGCCATTTGGCCGGATCGATCTGGCGTTCGTCACCGGGTTCGAGGTGAGCCAGGTTACGCAGAGCGTGCGGATCGATCGGCTGGATGGGGTGCAGCTGGGTGCCGAACTGCCGCGCGGGTGGCAGGGTAGTTTCGCACTGGACCGGGGCACGTCGGTCGCGGATGATTTCATGGCGCAGATCGAGCAGGCGTATCTGGCGGGGCAGGCAATTCCGCCGGGAACGCTCTATCAATATGTTAGTGAAGTCGATGGTTCGACCTCGACCTATCAATACGAGGGCGTGGTGTTCAAGCTCAGCTCGGCCGGTATGTATCGCGGTGACGCACCGGTTGCGCAGAAGCTCGACTTCTTTGCATCGACCAGGAAGCGGGTATGAGCGATCGGGTGATCGAGGATGCGCGTGGGCGGCAGTTGAGCCTGCGAACGCTGACGATGCTGGACCGTTTGCGTTTGTTCAAGGCTCTGGGTGCGAATTTATCGATGAACGACGCGTATCTCGGCGTGGCGTCGCTCGCGGCTTCGGTAACCGCGGTGGATGGCGTGCCGCTGCTGTTTCCGGCGAGCGAGGCGGCGGTGGAACATGCGGTCGAGCGGTTGGGCGAGGAGGGGATCGAGGCGGTTGCCTTGGCGCTCGATGCTGATGACGCCGGCGCGGTAAAGGCGCTGGCGGGAAACTGAGCCGGCACCCCGCGTTGATCGACTGCCTGTATCTGGTCGGGCGCGGGGTGCCGTTCGATGTGGCGTTTTCGCTGGGTGAGGCGGAACGCCTGGCGTTCGTTGTGGCGTGCGGCGAGTTGGACGGGCTGGAATTCGATTGGAAGACCATGCTGTGGGGGACGCCATGATCGTACCGCGGGATGGGGCGGGCGTGCGCTATGCGCGGTTTGGCGGGGCCGCTGGTCGGCGCTTGGCGAAATCGTTGGCGCTGGGACTGCGGGGGGCACCGCGCCGGGTTTTGGCGATGCGTGTGCTGGCGGCGCGCGTGATGCCTTGGCGCGCCGGTGCCGGCGCTGCGTTCGGGCGGATCGCGCGTTCATCGCCCGGAGTGACCGTTCGCCTCGCTACCGGGCGCCCGGATGATGCGGTGCATGTCGGTGGTGCCGGATTCGGGATGCGGCGGGCTGAGTCGTTCAGGGGATCGGTTGTGGGGCGCGTGCGGCGCTCTGAATGGTCGTTTGAGAGGTTGCGGACAGGGCGTGCGGGGCCTGGCGTGCCGATTTGGGCTGGGGGTCTGCGGGGACTCCCGCCGGGGCTGATCAGGCGGGCTGAGGTCGCGGCAAAGCTCATGAAGACGGTTCCGCGAAATCTTGCAGGTGGTGCTTCGCCCATTGGTGCCGCGGGAGGGGCTGACAGATTCGTGTGGATTATCCCGCGACGTATTGATGATCGGCTTAGCGGGCGTTGTGCGGCAGCGGGTGTCCGAAAAATCCGGACGGTCCGGCGTATGCTCGCATCACGCCAACCGATGTCGAGATATGACGTAGCGCCTGAAAGCGGCGGCGTTGTTGTGCGGGCGATGGCGCCGGTGGCGCGGGATCGCGGTGGCCGGTTGGGTGATCAGGGCTTTGATGGGCGCCGGCCGGCGGCGGTCGATCCAACGGTTAGGGTTGATGAGCACCGACGCCGGGTTGTCACCCACCAGGGCGTGGTGGACCGGCGGCTCGACCGGCAGCCGGTGGGGCCGGTCGAGACTAGGGGGCACTTTGGTGAGCGGCTGACCGGGGCGGCGATCGTGCCTGAAGATATGGCGCGGATGGTGCGTGATCTGTTTGCCGATGAGGCGCGGCGACCGCCTTCGGGCGTGACCGGGTTCGATGGCGCGCTTTCGCCGATATTTCCGGGACGCAAACCGGGGTTTTGAGATCAGGAGTCTGGCATGACGTCGGTTGCGGTGACGCTTGGTGGTGTCGCATTTCGGGATTTCGAGGTGCCGGCCGAGATCAAGTTTGGCGGTACGCAGCGGTTGGCGGTGCATCAGCCGGTTGGTGGTGGCCGCGTAGTGGATGTGCTCGGTGCGGCGGCGGGTGAGATTACGTTCGGCGGGACATTTTCCGGACCGGATGCGGCGTTGCGGGCGCAAGCGCTGGATGTGGCGCTGAACATCGGCGCGACCCTGCCGCTCGCATGGGACGGATTTGCGTTTAGCGTGGTGATCACCGCCTTCACTGCGACGTATCAGAAGCCTTGGTGGATCCCTTTTCAGATCACCTTGTTGTCCGTCGAGAATCTGGTGACGGCGATACCCTCTGCGCTGGCGCAGGCCGGGCTTGATATTGCCAGTGCGGCCGGGTTCGGTGGCTTAAGTGGTGTTTCGCTGGCCGGTGTTTCCGCCGGCAGTTCTGCCGGTATCGCGGCGGGCCAGGCGAGCCTTGCGGAGGCGGTGAGCGGGGCTGGATCGGTGCTGAGCGCGGCAACGACTCTTTTTTCAGGAGGGGTAGGTGCCGCGCAGCCGATCGGGGCCTTGGCCGCTCTGGGGGCGGCATCATCGACGCTGGCCGGTGCCGCGGCGGCGCAGGCCTACCTGGGACGAGCTGCGGCAAATGTCGGACTGGGGGCGTTATGAGCGAAACCATGGTGACGGTGGTCGGTGGTAATCTATTCGCGATTGCAGCGCAGTATCTGGGTGATGCCACGCAGTGGATTCGGATTGCACAGGCGAATGGTCTGCGCGACCCGGTGTTGAGCGGTGTGGTGACCTTGGCGCTGCCCCCGGTTGATCCACAGGCAACGGGTGGTGTGCCGAATGTCTGACACGCTTGCATCGGCGGTTATGGCGCGTCCGGTATCGCTGGCGGTGGCGATTGATGGGGCGCCGGTTGCTGGGGTCGAACGGCTGGAACTTTTGCAGTGCGGGCATTTCGCGGCTGATCGGTTTCGGGTGATGCTCGCTGCCGGTGCGGCGCCGGGCGGAGCAGCGGCGTTTGCCGGATTGCAGGCAGGGACCGTAACGATTGCGATCGGGCTGGGTGGTGGGGTTGTATCGGGCGATCCCATACTGACCGGGCAGCTCGATAATGTCGCGGTGGATTTCGGAGCCGGGCAGATCGTGCTCTCGGGACGTGATCTGTCGGCGCGACTGATCGACACCGAGGTCGGCCAGAGCTTTGCCAATCAGACCGCCAGCCAGATTGCCGAGGCGTTCGCGGCGGACGCGGGCTTGGCAGCGAACGTCACCGCTACGAGCACGCCGGTTGGGCAGTATTACGAGTTGGCGCATATGCGGACCGCCCTGGGTATGCACACGCGGCATGCGACGCGGTGGGACTTGCTCGCCGGATTGGCGGCGGTCGAGCAGTATTCGTTATCCGTGATCGGGACCGTGCTGAATTTCGGGCCACCCGCACCGGCGCCAACCTCGTTGGTGGTGTTCGGGCGTGATTTGCTGACGCTGGTGGTGGATCGCGCTCTGGGCCTAGTGGCGCCTCCGGTGACCGTGACAAGCTGGAATCCCAAATTGAAGCGACGCTTTTCCAACACGGTCGGGTCCTCTGGCGGCACCGCCGCCGGTGGCGTGACGCTCCTGCGGCCTAATCTCACGCAGGCGGAGGTGGATCGGGAAGCGGCGGCGCGGCATGCGGCGCTGGCGGCCCAGGCGGTGTTGCTGCGGGCAAGCATGCCGGGGGAACTGACGATGGTGCCGGACAGCGTATTTGCCTTGCAGGGGACCGGGACGGTGTTCGACGCGTCGTATGTGGTGCGGACCATCGAGCGGAGTGTCGATATTCGGCAGGGATTCGTGCAGCGCTTTGAAGCGTTGCAGGTGGCATGATGGATGGGTTCTGGAATGCCGTGAAGGCGCGGGCGGCGGCGTTGGATGGGATGAGCGGTCAGGCGCGGTTTGGCATCGTCGCGAGTTTCGATGCATCGGCTTACGCCGCGCGGGTGATGCTGCAGCCGGAGAATGCACTATCCGGGTGGCTTCCGGTGCTCAGCTCATGGATTGGTGCTGGCTGGGGGATGGCGGCGCCATTGTCGCCGGGGGATCAGGTTATGGTGCTCGGGCAGGAGGGCGATGCTGAGCAGGCGGTGGTGATCGGGCGCGTATGGTCGAATGCCGAGCCGACGCCGGGGGCACCGGTAGGCGAGTTCTGGTTGGTGCATCAGACCGGGTCGTTCATCAAACTGAAGAATGACGGCACGATAACGTTGCAAGCGAGCACGGTTTCGATCCAGGGGGATTTGATGGTGAGTGGCGAGATTTCCGATCTGGCGGGTGCGCATGGTACTGTCGATCGTCTGCGCCAGGCATATGACCGGCACGTGCATGCCGATCCGCAGGGTGGGCAGACCGGTGTGCCATCGGTGGTGGTGTGATGGCGGATGCGGCATTGGTATTTGGCGGTGATCTGGCCATCGGGGTGTCGGGTGATCTGGCGCTTGCCGGCGGGTCCGGCTTGACCGAGCAGCGGGTTTTACGACGGCTCTTGACCAATCCTGGTGATTATATCTGGCAGTTATCCTACGGTGCCGGGTTGGGTCAGTTTGTCGGTGTGGCCGGGGCGGCGGGCGCAGTTGGTGCGGTGACGCGCGCACAGCTTCTGGCAGAGGCCCGCGTTGCGCAATCGCCTTTGCCGCAGATTGCGGTCGAGCAGACCGGTACCTCGGGAATTGCGCTTACGATTGCGTATCAGGACGCGATGACCGGTCAGGCGACCGCGCTGACCTTGCCCGTCTGATATCGAGTTTGGGTTGAGGCGTTTGGGCGGCCTTGCTCGCGGAAACGGCTGTTTCCGGATTTAGAGGATATTTCATGCCATTATCGTTACAGAATTTCACCGCGATGGTGGAGCAGATGGCGGCTGCCGTGCAGGGGGCCGCGACGCAGGTGCTGGATCTGACTGTTGGCTCGGTCTTGCGCGCGATTCTGGAGGCGAATGCGTCGCTCGGATTGTGGCTGCAATGGTTGATCGTCGAGGTTTTGCAGACGACGCGATTGGCGACCAGCAGCGGCACCGATTGCGATAGTTTCGGGGCAGATTTCGGGTTCGTGCGATTACCGGCCTCGACGGCGGGGGGCGTTGTTACATTCGGCCGGTTTGCACCCGTGCTATCGGCTTTTGTGCCGGTTGGGACGACGGTGATGACCAGCGATGGCAGCCAGAGTTTCACTGTCAGCGCGGATACGAGCAACCCGGCCTATAGTGCTGGCTCGGGCGGTTATGGGCTCGCAGCGGGCATTGCCTCGATCGATTTGCCGGTAGTGGCCGTGGTGGCGGGGGCGGCGGGCGATGTCTTGGCGGGGACGATTGGGCTACTGACGAGCGCTATCCCCGGGATCGATACCGTGAGCAACGCGGCACCGATGACCGGCGGGTTGGATGCGGAGAGCGATGCGGCGTTCAAGGCCAGGTTCGGCAATTATCTGGCCAGTTTGTCACGCGCGACGCCAGATGCGATCGAGGAGAGTGTGGCTGGTGTGCAGCAGGGATTGTCGGTTTCGGTTGCCGAGAACGTCGATCAGACGGGTGCCGTGAGCATGGGCAGTTTTGTCGTCACGGTCGATAACGGGACCGGGGCACCGCCGGCCGGTTTGTTGGCGAGCATCGCTGCGGCGGTGAACGCAGTGCGGCCGGTAGGTACCCGGTTTGCGGTGCAGGGTCCGGTGGTTGTTAACGCCGATGTATCGATGACACTGACGTTGGCGCCGGGGGCGCAGGCGCCGGTGGTGATTGCGGCGGTGAGTGATGCGATTTCCGCCTATATCGAGTCGTTGCCGGTGGGCGCCGGGTTGCCCTACTCGCGGCTTGCACAGATCGCCTATGACGCGTCGAGTGCTGTGGTCAATGTGACCGACACGGTCTTGAACGGCACCACGGCCGATTTGGTACCGCCGTTGTTTGGTGCCGTGCGGGTCGGTACGGTTAGCGTGGCCTGAGCGATGAGCGGATCACAGGTTCCGTCCGGTAGTTCGGCCGACATGCTAGCGCGGCTGAAGGCAGTCTTGCCGACACGATGGTTTGCAGATGCCACGCCGGTGCTCGATGCCGTGCTCGGGGGCGTCGCGGCGGTGTGGGCGGCTTTATATGCGCTGATCGGGTTCGCTGCGTTGCAGACGCGGATTGCGACCGCGAGCGGACCATTTTTGGATATTGCGGCGCAGGATTATTTTGGTACCGCATTGACCAGACGGGCGGGTGAGACCGATGCTGCGTTCAGTGCGCGGATCAGGTCGAATCTGTTGGCACCGCGCGCGACCCGGGATGCGCTGATTGCGGCACTGATTGTCGAGACGGGTCGGGTTCCGGTGGTATTCGAGCCGTTTAACACCGGGGATACCGGTGGTTATTCAAGTAACACGCTCGGCTACAACGCCATGGGCGGCTACGGAAGCCTGATGTTGCCGTATCAATGCTTCGTGACGGCGTACCGGCCGGTTGTCACGGCGTCCGGGAATAATGGTGGCTACAATTTTGGACCAGGGGGTTACGCGACCGCGCCGATGGCGTGGAGCGATCTGGCCGATGACCCGGGCTTGATCACCGATGCCGAGATCTATGCCGCCATTGTCGGGGTGCTGCCGGTGAACGGCGTTGCGTGGACCCGGCTTTCCGACTGAGCGGGCGTGGCTTCTGAAACGTTTTTGTTGTCAATCAAGGGATATTTCATGGATCGCACGATCGTCTATCCGGGCGCCATTCCGCTCGACACGGATATTCTGAATATCAATCGTAACGTGCTCGTTGGCATCGGTGCGCTGAACGCGGCGGTGTTTGGCACCGGCGTCGTCGCCGATGGGCTGGCCTGTTCACCGACTGTGCCAGCCTCATTGACGGTGACGGTCGCGCCTGGTTCGATCACCCAGTATGGGCCGGTGGACGCCAATGGTTATGGTAGCCTGACGGCGGATGTGGCGGAACAGACGGTCAAGACAGGGATCAACCTCGATCCTGTGACGTTCACGCTTGCGGCGCCGAGCAGTTCGGGCCAGTCGGTCAATTATCTGATCGAGGCGACGTTTTCCGAAGTCGACACTGTGCCTGTGGTGCTGCCATATGTGAATGCCGCCAATCCTGCCGTGCCGTACTCCGGGCCAAATAATTCCGGTGGGGCGCAGGATACCGTGCGGATCGAGCGCGTGCAGTTGCAGGTCAAGCCCGGTGCCGCGGCGGGCGCCGGGACGCAGACGACGCCCGCGGTCGATGCGGGATGGGTTGGGTTGTATGTGGTTACGGTCAATTACGGACAGAGCGCGATCACGGCCGCGGATATCGTGACGATGCCGACCGCGCCGTTTCTGAGCTTCAAATTACCACAGCTGCGTCCTGGTTTTTCTGCGATCCAGGTTTTTGAATCATCCGGCAGTTTCGTGGTTCCGGCGGGTGTTTCGCAGGTGAAGGTTACGGCGATCGGCGGTGGTGGTGCTGCGGGGTATCACGCGACTTTGCCCGGTGGCGGCGGCGGCCAGGGTGGCACGGCGATCGATGTGATCGGTGGTTTGGTGCCCGGGCAGGTGATTGCGGTGGGTGTTGGTTCGGGCGGGGTCCCGCCGAGTAGCGCGGGCGATGGCGGCGCCGGCGGGACCTCGAGCTTCGGCGCTTATTTGTCCGCGTCAGGCGGGGGCGGCGGGCAGGGCGGGACGACGGCGCTGTTTGCAACCGCCGGCGGTGCTGGCGGCATGGGTCGGGGCGCGCGGATCGTTCAGGCTGGGGCGATGGGCTGTGATGGCATCACGATCGCATCCCGGGGAGGTGATGGTGGTGGCGACGGTCGGGGTCGGGGTGCCAGTGGGCCGGTTGCCGGATTCGCGGCGACCGGATTTGGCGGCGGCGGCGGCGGCGGCGGTACCACCACTTCGACCAGTAATTCGGTTGGAAGCCCTGGTGGTGCCGGCGCGCCGGGTCGCGTGATCGTCGAATATTGAGCGGGATCAGGCATCATGAGTGGAACGACAACGCAGATCGGCCATGCCTGGCAGGTCTCATCGGCGCGGCTGATCGAAATCGAGGGTTTTATTCCCACCCCGCGCGGGCTTGCCTTGCTACCGCCACAGCCTTTGACGTGGCCGGAGAAGGATCCGGGCGATACGTTGGACTATGTATTCGAGATCGCGCCGGCGCTAACCGGCAATCCCGGCGATACGATTGCGACCATGAGCGTCGCGATCTCACCCGCCAATCCCGGTGATCTGACCCTCGCGTCGGCCGCCGCGGATGGAACGCGGGCTATCCTGTGGCTGAGCGGCGGCCAACCAGGCACTGACTACACCGTGACAATCGGGATTTCGACGGTGTGTGGGCGGAGCCTCGCGCGCAGCATTGCATTGCCGGTCGTTGCGCTTGCTTCGGTACCGGCACCGCCGACGGCAATTACCACGCTGGGCGGCGTGCCGCTGACCAGCCCCTCCGGCCAGCCGATTACTGCGGATTGAAGGAGCATACATGCCAACGATTGGACAGTTGCCGGCTGCTGCTTCGGTTTCGGACAGCGATGAACTACCGATATTTCAGAACGGCGCAACCGTTGCCGCGACGCGGGCGCAGATTTTGGCGGGGATGCAGCAGGCTCTCGCATTGCCACAAGGCAGCCTGCTGGGCGGCGTGGGCCCTGGGGTTGCGAGCCCGGTTCCGATCAGTATCGGGGCTAATCTTGCTCTGAACGGCACGGTTCTGTCGGCCGCGGCGGCGCCGTTTGCGATTGCTGGGTTGCCGGAGGGCGTGACGCCTGGCGTGAATGATCTGGTGGCGCTCGGCCAAGGTGGCGCGAATGCGGCATTGCCTTATGCGGCATTCATGCAGGGGATGGCTGGCGTGCCGGGTATTCAAGCCGGAGCGTTGGAGGCGATTGCAGCGGGTGCCTCCAAGCTGCGGACGTTGGCGGCGATAGGTGCCAATGCTGTCGCGATCGAGGATTTCGGCGCGGCAGGTGATGGGGTGACCAATGACGCGGCGGCGCTGATTGCTGCATTGGCGTCGGGCAATCCGGTGCGGTTTGGGCCGAAGACGTACCGGATTGACGGTGAATGTGACATTGGCGGACTCTGCGCCGCGTTACTGGGCATTCCCGGCACGACCGTGCTGACCCGCGGTGCGCAGAGTGCGGTTGGAACATCCGGCAATCCCGCCTGGATCAGCGTGACGGCGACCCAATTTTTTGTGGACGGCATTGTGTTTGATGCCAATCGGGCGGTCACGGCGGACACTTGGGGCGTGGTGGTGCAGGCTTCGTGCACGAATGCGAACATTACGCGGTCGTTGTTTCGCAATGCCATGGGTTCGATTTATGGCTGGGGGCTGGCGATTGCGCCGAGCGACCCGACACTGACCCGTCACCATGTGCATGATTGTGAATTTACGGCCAATGCGGTTGACGGCATGTGGGTGGCGGCTTGCGATTCGGTCGCTGTGACTGCATGTCGCGCCCATGACAACGCGCGCAACGGCATTTACGTGGATAGTCAAGATTCCACATTTGTTTTGAAGATCAGGGATGTCCAGATTGTCGGGAATACCTGCTGGAACAATCAGACGGGAATATCGGTCGGCAATTTTAATGCGACCAACACCGAGCCTGGGGTTTACGGCAACGCCAACCCGGATGTGCTCGGAGGATTGGTTTCCAATAATTGTGTATTTGATAACACCAATTATGGTATTTCGATATCTGGCAGAAATATTCTGGTATCGGGAAATTTGATCGTCAATAATGGTCCCGCCGGTGGGGGTATGTTGGCGAATACCGGTTATTGCCGGATCGCCGATAACATGATCACGGGATCGGGCGGCTTTGGGATCGATGCGGGTGGGTCGATCTATGTCGAACTGACTGGCAACTACATTGATGGGCCGACGATTGGGATCGGCATCGGTGGATCCCAGAATTGCACGGTTCGGGGCAACTATGTTCAGGATTGTGTCGCAGGTATCATGGCTTTGAATGTCGAGTCTGATGGCCGAGGCGATAACTTTGGAATTAGTTGCAATAATCTATCGATCCTAGGCAATTACGTCTGCTATGGCGCGGGGGGATCCGGGATCGTTCTGCGCGACGCCCCACAGCGCGTGGTCGTCACAGATAATATCGTGTCATCGGGTACGGCAGGTAACCCGCTCAATGCGCTTTTACCGTACACTGATTCTCTGGTTCTGCGCGGTAATATATTGAACTATGCTGACTCGTTTTCGGTGAACCCAACCAGTGTCGGTGGGGTGAATACGCTGGTGTTTCCAGATTTACTCGATCGCGTGACGGTTTCGCAGAGCACAGGGTTGGTTGAAAGTATTGTGAGTGCCACCGCTGTTGCGACTGCGGGGCAGATCAGTTTTATCAAGGTGACTAACGGCGGCTCAAACTATAGCAGTGCGACGATTTCGATTACGGGGACGGGGAGCGGTGCGACTGCGCAGGCCTGGATTTCTGGTGGCGTAATCATTGGCGTCACCGTTACGAACGCTGGCAGTGGCTATGGTGCGGGCACTGCTGCGGTGATCAGCGGCAATGGCAGCGGTGCGACGATATCGGTTCAGGTTGGGTTGCCGGTGATACAGGGACGGCGGTTGGCGGTGCATTGCGTTGCTCCGGTTGGCTTTGCTGCAGCCGGCAGCGTGCCGGCTCAGGAGAATTGGACCGGTGCGACAATTACGGTGCCGACGGGTGCGACGATCGAATGGGCCGGCGAGGCAGGCGCCTGGCAGGCGACGCGGTTCATGCAATCGGATTACGTGTCGCCGGACGGCGATGGCAGTGTGACGTTTCAGAGTCAGGCGGGCGATGTGAAGCTCTGTCCCGCTGTGGGCGGCGGTGTCCGTTTGATTTCGACGACGGAGCCGACCGGGTGTGTGACATTGATCGGGCGCGGTTCGCCGGCGGGCATTGTCTCAGCTGTTCCTGGTTCCAGCTACCGGAATCTGGATGGCGGTCTGAACGCGACGTTTTGGATCAAACAATCCGCGACGGATGCCACAGGGTGGGTGGCGGTCGCTTAAGCCCTCGTCAGATCGCTTCCGAAACGCCGACAAGGATTTTATCCATGACCATGATACCACAGCTTCCGACCGCGACTACGGTCGGGCTTACCGATCTTTTGCCGTTATCGCAGGGTGGTACACTCTATGCGGCCTCGGTCGAACAGATTACCGCAGGTCTGCAGACAGAGATTGTGCTCCCGACCGGCGAGGTGCTGGGCAGAGCGAGCGCCGGCACCGGGATGCCGGAAGCGCTTTCGCTGGGCGGCGGACTGGCACTTTCGGCCACCACGCTTGAGGCGAACGGCACCGATCATTTGAGATTCGGCCTGCTTGGCAGTTTCGCGATCGATGACGAGGTGATTGTGAACGCTGCAGGGGCGCCCAGTCGCCTGCCGATGGGTTTGTTGCGCGGCCTGTTTAGTGCTGGCGCAGGAATTGCCATTGATCCGAACGGGACGTTTAGTGTGACGGCGGGCGCGATTGCGGGGCCGGTGGGGCCTCAGGGACCTGTTGGGGCGAGTGGGCCGCAAGGTGTGGCGGGGCCGGTAGGACCGCCGGGCGCGGGGCTGCTTGCACCGGGAAGCAATAATGCCGCCAGCACCATCGCCGGCACTGATTACGTCGCGATCTGGCAGAACGGTGCAAACGCCTGGATTACCTATCAGCAGTTGATCGGTGGGCAGACGATTGATCAGTTGCCCGCGGCTGGACCGGTTTCGGATTCTGATCAGTTGCTGGTCGCCCAGAGCGGCAACGCGCTGGCGAGTCAGAGTTTCGCGGCCATCTGGACTTACGTTGGACAGAAAATTCCGACAATGCGGGCTGGTGTGGTCGAGTTAACGGCGAACACGGTGCTCGATGCGACGAACCATAACCAGCGCGTGTTAGTGGTGAGCCAGCCGATGGTTTTGTCGGCGAATTTCACGAATATGGGTAGCGGATTTTCATGCCGTGTGATCAACCTCTCGGCGGGAGTCGTGACGATGGGGGCGGGCATTGTTTCTGGTACAGGTAGCAGCGTGCTGCCACCAGGTGCGAGCGCTGAGATTGTCGGTCTGACATACTCCGGTGGTTCGATCGTGTGGTGGAACGGTATCGCGCCGACCTCACCCACGATTACGGTTGCGATGGTTGCCGCGCCCGCGCCGAATACAGCGTTCACTGTAAGCGGTGGTTTGTTCGATGATACTCCGACCGCGCTTGACTACTCGTTCGACGGAAATCATTGGACGGCAGCAGTCACGCCGAATATCGGTGCAACATCGTATCACTTCCAAGTGCCGGGCATGGCGGCCGGGACGTATACCATCATGGTACGCGATCACGCGAACACTGCGGTGGTTGGTACCAGCCCGCCGTTCACCATAACGGCAGCGACCGTCACAATTGGTGCCGTGCCGACGTCCGTGACGGTTGGCGGCGCGATTCCTGTGACCGGAACCGTGGCGCCGTCTGGTGCAGCGGTGCAGGTTGGGCTTTCCGCGAGCAGCACAGTTGCACCGACCGTTTACGCAGCGGCAAGCGTTAGCAGTGCAAACTGGAGTACGTCTCTGGTGGCGGGTTCTGTGGCAGGAACCTATTACGTTTGGGCGGAACAGATCAACGATGTCAGTATTCAGGCAGTATCGGGGGCGATTGTTGTATCGGCCAGCGTTGCTGCGATCAGTTACACGGTCAATCAACCCGCGAGCGTGAGCATAGCGGCAGGGTCGGGCACGTTGGCGTTGAACGGCGGTGTCAGCCCGCCGCAGTCGACAGCGACACAGATCGCGTTTTCGACCAGTAACACGGTGCGCCCGACGACAGGCTGGCAAAATGCGGCGATTATCGACAACAACACCGTCTGGGCGATTTACGCGACTGTGCCAGCGTCGGCAGGGACCTACTACATCTGGGTCGAGACTACGAGCGGGACGAACGCCGTCGTTTCAACGTTTTCGATCCAGGTGACCTGAGGATGGCACTGATGGTGGTTGCGAGCGGTAATCCTCTCGCATCGTCGGCCGGGCGGATTTTATCAAGCTCGCTCGCAGCTAGTAGTTCTGGCGCGCCACTGCCAACCGGGTTCTCAGGTCCCTACCCTTCGGTTATCACGGGCCTGGCGGGATGGTGGGATGCCGGCGCGTTGAGCGGCGTTCTGGATTTAAACGGCAATGTTGTGGGTTCCTTCAACAGTACGGTGGGCGCGCTTGCTGATAAAACGGGCCAAGGCGCGGCTTTGGTTCCTTTCCATTATTTCGTTAATGTAACGCCAAACCCGACGCTCGTGGTTCCGCGCATTAATGGCTTTCTGGGTGCCGTGGGCAGCCCCGACGCGACCATTGCCCAGTACGGACCGAGCCTCGATCCGGATTGGGGATTATCGCTGGCGGCGCTCGACCTGGGTAATGCTGCAGCTTGGACAGTATACTTGGTATGGACCCGGCCGAACTGGCGGCAGGGCACCTATCAGGTCAATAACGACCCGACACCGTTGATCCATGATATGGCAAGCGGGATCACTGTTGTGCAGGCGGGTGGTCCAACAGGCGTTGGTTTGGTGCTGTTTGCCAACACACCGCATAGCGTGACGATTACGCCGACATTGGCGCGCCGTCACAGCCACGCGCTGATCATGCGGAACACACCCGGATCGGGCGTGGATGTCTGGCTCGATGGCGTACCGGTGGTAACGGCGGCAGCAAATCCATTACCGGCGTCAAGTGGTGGGCAGGTTTTGCTGTTTCATGACAGTACGGCGCAGGGTTCGGCACAATGCTGGTTTCATGAGGCGGCACATTGGGCGCGGGCGCTGGATGCTGCCGATATCGCGACGCTGATCGCTTGTCAGGGGCGATGGGTGCTCAGAAGTCGGCGCGGCGTCAATCTGTTGGTGATGGGTCAATCCAACGCTGAATGGTTCGTCCAGTCCGGGGCACCGCTTGCGCTTGCGCGTGGTGTGGCTTGGTATCTTGGGGCTGCCTCATGGGCCGCGACGTCGCTACAGTCCGGGAGCTACATCAGCCCGGCCCGCTACTCCATGGTCTCGGGTCATCCGATATCGAACTCATCGCCGCCGCTGTTTCCTCCGGGCGCGGGCAGTGGAACATTCCTGACTAATCCGGGTGATGGTTCGTCTCCATCGACCTGGGCCCTCGGGCCCGATGGTCAGGCGCTAACCGCGTATCTGACGGGCGCGCAGGCCCTCGTTTCGGCCGCGGATGCAAGCGATATCGCCTTTTTGCTCTGGCCCTGGTCCGAGCAGGACAGCACCACGCCGTATTCCAACAAGGCGCTTTACAAAGGCAGCGTCGTTCAACTCGCAGCTGCGACGCGCGGCTTGTTCGGGCGGTCCGCGGCGCAGATGCCTCTGTTGATGTGGAGCGCGATTCCCTATGAAACCGATGCCGGCGTCCAGATGGTGCGCGAGAGCGTGTTTGACCTTGCGCAGGACCCGACGCAGGGCATTCGGATGTTTGTCTCACAGACGGCCGATTCCAACCCGCTGAATGCGACATGGAATCCGGTGACCGGGATATTTGCCGGCGGCGACCCGGAGCACCGCGATCAACCCGATCTGTTGCGATATGGCCAGATCGGCTCGCACGTGGCGGCACGGGCCATGATTGCATTGGGGTTGTCCGATACGATCTCACCTGCGGCGTTTCCGGTATCTGGTCTGCCGATCGCGGGGGGGCCGAGTATTGTTCATGCATATCAGGCGACGCCAACCGAGGTTGTTCTGACGATCAAGCATGATGCGGGAAATGATCTGATCGTACCGCTCCAAGCCACCAACGGTGCGGGATTTGCAGTTATGGATGGTGGCACTGTCGCCAATCCCGGCCCGATTATCGCCGCGACCGCGGCAGTGCGGATTGATGCGACCCATGTTTCGGTGACATTGGCGCGAGCGCCGGCCAGCCCTGCCAGTCAATGCCTGTTCTATTATCCTTACGGTAGTAACCAAATTGGGAGAGGTGATGCAGTGACTGACAACTTATCGCAAGTCACGCCGCCTGTTGGCTGGTCGATGGCGGCTGATCTTGGTGCATCATTCTCGATCAACATGCCACTTCAAGCGACAGCCTACGGCGTGCCGTTGGCGACGGTTCCTGACTAAAGACATGGCGGATGATGCGATCGCGCTGCTGCGCGATGCGATGGCGGACCTGCGATCTGAGGTCGGGCTATTGCAGACGGAAGTGGCTTCGGCGCGCAGGGATATTGTAGCCATCGAGGCACGTCATATGGCACTGGAGACCTGGCGCAGCCGATTCGAGATGCAGGTTGAGACAGCGCAGGACCGGTTCGTCTGCAAGAGTGATGAGCTGGTCAAGGAGCTATCACGATTTCATGCAGATCTGGCCCAGTTCCGGGGTGAACAGTCCGGTGGTCATCGGGTAACAATGATTGTTGTGGGGCTGCTTTCAGCGGTGGTTGGCAGTATTGCCGCGCATGTTCTGCACTCGCTGTCATGATCGGCGATCATTCAACATGAAACGTATATTCGCGGAACTTATTTCGGATTCCAATGGTCGTGCTGACGAGTTGGCTGTGTTGTCCATCATTGGGGTGCTTAGCTTTATCGGGCTCGAGTTGTTCGCCGTTCTTGTGCGGCATCAGGCGTTTGAGCCGGAGCGGTTCGGCATGGGTCTGGGTTCGGCGATTGCCGCTGGGGCAATCGGCATGGGGTTGAGTTCACGGTTTGGAGGCTAGAATGCCGGCATTGCTTGCATCATATATAACGCGATTTTTGCCATGGTTGATTGGCGGTTTGTGCGTGATTGGTTGTTTGATTTATGTCTGGTATCTGCGCGATCAGTTGAAAACCGCTCAGGGGGATATTGCATCCGCGCAATCGACGATCGTCCAGCTAAGCGCGATAAACCAGCAGAACATGGCTGCCTTGAAAGTCTTGCGTGCGGAAGATGCGGCTTGGCAGGCAACATTGGCGACGACATTGGCGAGCGACAGTCAGATCACTCGCTTCACTGACGGCTTGCTCCAAACGGTTGCGACAGCACCCTCCAAGGATGATGCCACCGTCGCGCCAGTTTTGGCGAACACTCTGGCATCGATCGCCAAAACACAAGGAGCCCCGCGATGA